AGAACGCATCTGGATCTGTTAAGAAATTGTTCACTCTGTAACCTTGAGGAACCATTCCCATAGAAACGATTGCGTTGATATCATTATCAGCAGTTCCGACTCTACCTTGAGACTTCATCAATCTCTCAGCTGTAAATTGAAGCTCAGAAGGAACGATCATTTTCACTCCTCTTGCAGCAATTTTAAGACCTCTTTCGTCAGTCATTGCAGCAATGTCGATTAAAGACTGCTCCAATGAAGTTTCGTTAAGGTCAGCTTGAGTTGCTAAAGTGTTAGCTACCGTACCTGCGATTGTTGGGTGAGCAGTGTTAAATAGTGAAACACCATCCCCTGAATCGAAAGCATCGTTAGTTGGTAGACCGTTAATTAACGGTGCAACTGCTTTAACTTGTTTTGTGTTCGCCATAGATCTAGCTAATGCTTTTGTGTATCTACTAGCAAGTCTGTCATACAAGTTATCTTCAATCGCTTCTTCAGTGATTGAAAACGCTAAAGCTACAGTCTCGTGAGTGTATCTAGCAGTGTATGTCTCTTGAGCATTGTCAAAAGTCACGCCAGCACCTTCAGACTTAGTCTGTGCTTGAGCAAAACCTGATAACATAACTTCTTCTTCAAACGCTCTGTCTGAAGATTCAGTTGTGTAGATCTCAGCATGCTGATTCTCATAACGTTTATATTCCAGGCCAAATAAAGCATTCAAACCTGGCTCTAGTTCTTTAACTAGTTGTCCTCGTGATATCGCCATAATTTATCTCCTTTATTAGATACCTGTTGTTGATTTTAAGAAGTGCTCATTAATCATAACAACCATATTTACATTAGCAGAACCAATGTCGCTGTTGTCAGGATCTTTTGAGAACCCAATCAATCTTAACTGTGCAGTTGTAGATACACCAGTAGTTTCACTTAGCTCTACTTTTGAAACGTAGTTAGCTGAGTCACCTGCTGTGTACTCGATGTCATAGTTAAAAAATACAGACGCTTGTGTGATTGCGTTTGTACCGTTTGATTGTATTTCGAACCTTTCATAAGGATCGTCAGCCACGAAAGCAACCGTGTCACTTGCATTTACTTGCGAGTAATGGTTTGCCCACGTAGGCTTTTTAGTTGTAGGATCAGTATAGAATACACCGTTTAATGAACCTAATAAAGTAACATCTGAAACGTTTGCACAATCTATTGTTCCTGCCGCAGTTGCTTTAACTGGGTCATTAAAATAGATAGTAGTCGAGTCATTTGCTGCGATACTATATTCACTTAAACCTTGATTGTCTCTATTTTGACCTACTTTTCCAATCGGTCTTAGACCGAAAGCAGCATCTTTATTTGCCATAGTAGTTGTCCTCCTTAGACATAGTTTAGTTTAAGTGTACTCTGTTGGTTTTAGAAATTCTGTAATTAGGATTTCTTAGTACCACCAAAAGTTACACGAGTTTGTCTATCAATATTGATAGGCATACTTGGGTGCTGTTCCTTCATAAGATCGTTATCTACTGCTTCAACGTTTTCTTGAGCCTGTTTTGTGTAGTACTCTTGACGTTGTTTTGCAATCTCCTCCGGTACCCTTGCCAGCACAAGGCCACCAACTCCGATCACTCCTGCGTATTTGCCGTCTTCAACTTTTGGATAGTCTGAATCTGGATATTCATCAGCTCTCACTAATTCATAACCTGATCTTACTCTTCCAGCGATATTTTTTGTATCGTTGAAACCTAAGCTCTCAGCTCTTATCCATCTATGTTTAAAACCTGTTGGCGCAGGTGGTGCATCTAAAGATGATGGTGGAGACCAAACTTTTTTTCGAGATTCTTTTTCTCTAGTTTGACTCGCACGCGAGGTTCTTATATCGTTGTCGTTTTCCATATGCTTATACCTCCTTCGTGATTTTTAGTTGTTTCGCATATTCTTCAAGTGGCACACCTAATTTTTTAGCGATTGCTACCTGTGATGGTGTGAGCCTCACAGTTCTGCGACCAGTATTTGTACTTCGCTTCGCACTAGCTACTGTTTGTACGGGTTTGGTCGTTTCCCCATTACTACTATTTGTAGCAAATTTGTGGGGGAATTCAAGTCTTATTCTTTTATCTATTTCAGAATAATACTCATCAGATTGAGGATCATAACCCTCATCTTCTGTTAACTTTTTATGTAAATCAAAAGCAGTATAAGTCATAGCGGTATCTTTACCAAACCATGTGTTTTTACTTGCCCAATCTTCAGCTTTTGGATCTGGAGTTGGTTCTTCTAATCTTCTATTTAAGTTAATTTCAGGTTTTATTTCTTTTTCTTTTAGTTTAGCTAACTCTTCAGCTCTGTTTTTAGTTTCAACAAATTTAGCTTGTTTATAACCATATTCAGAAATTAAAGCTTGAGCTTCAACTTCAGCGTTGATGTCTCCTGCTTCTCTAGCTTTAGCTAACTGTGCTTTTGCTGCCTCTAAACCTGATTTAATAGAATCTTCAGTAGATTTCATAAATCCTGGTTCAAGCTTCGAGATTTTATTTTCTGCTTCTTCTTTTAATTTAATTTGCGCTCTTGCAAATTTTTCATACTCGTCAGCTTGTCTCTGTGCTTCTCTCCATTTATGAGTGAGTTTAGCTATTCTTCTCTGCACATCTTTACTGTAATTTTCTAATTCATTGTCTTTCTTTTCTTCAGCTTCTTTTGGCTCTTCTTTCTGTTCTTCTTTTGCTTCAACTTCTGTTGAAGTTTCTTCTGCAGATGTTTCTACTTCTGGTGATGTGTTTTCTTCTTTTGAATTATCTTCTAATTCAATTTCAGCACCTGGACCAGATGTATCTATATCAACAGTTTTATTTTCTTCATTGTCGGGCATAGTTTATCTCCTCTATGTTAATATTGATGAAGTATATCTTCAGGGTTATCGATGGTTGCTAAAACTTCATCGTCATTTAGCAATCGTACTTCCCCACCATCTATCTGGATTCTTGATCCAGCATATCTTGCAAAAATTACCCAGTCGCCTTTTTTACACCAAGGTCCTTCTGGAAATTTTTCTTTATCATAACAGTGTGGACCCATTGCAAGAACAAGGCCACAAGTAGAACCTACTTGTTGTCGCTCTAATGTATCTTGTCCAAGATATAATCCACCTTTAGTTTTTTCTGGCATTTTAAATGGCAGAACAACTAATCTCCATCCGGTCGGTTTAGGTAATTTATTTGATTCTTTTGTTTTTAAACGTTCGTAACCATCAACTTCTTTTTTATAATCGTCTTCGTATTTATTTAGAAGTGCGGGTTTAATCTTCGCGTTGTCCGAAGTGGACGACGTTTGTGAGGTCTTGTTCTCTTTCAGTATCATTTTGCTCCTTTGGTTTTAGCAGGTTAGAGATTTCCTGAGATATTTTTAAATAGGCATGTGCCTGTCCCATCATATACTTGTATTTTTCCATATTGTCAATACCACCACCAATCATGGAGTCTCCAATATTTTGATAAGATTCTTTTAAATATTTTTGTATTTTATTTAATATGACTAATTCTTCATTTAACATCAGCTATTTTACCTTTATTTATACCTTTCTTGATTACGTATTTTTGTGTTCCATTCGCACCTGTTTCTACTTCCTTTTTAAGGTTTCGAAGCAAATCTAATTGTTTATTTTTTATTTCTTTTTCTTTTAGAAAAGATTCTAATTTTTTTGAGTCTCTCATAGATACTAGGTATAGCAACCTCAAACAAGAAGTCAAGTTTGCCTAAAATTTTGTACATAAATCTATCAAACATTAGCAATTCCATTTTCTTAAAGATTTATTAATTCTTGAATTAGGGTCTCTTGCTGTTTTAGCTGAAGTCAATCTCTTCTTCATGCCCTTCATTCTAGCACAAAATGACTTACGTCTATTAGCAGCTTTAGAACCTTTCTTTAATTTAGATGGTTTAGTAGTTACTGCCATCGATAACTTTGATCCAGGATTAGCTGCTCTATAAGATGCAATGCCTTTACGGTTCAGGCCTCCGGATGCAGATTTACCTTCTTTTCTTTGCCATGCAGGTGATTTACTTCCTCTAGCTAATTCAACTCTATGTCCTTTTGGATAAGGAACATTCATCTCTAATTGATCAAAAATTTTAGGTGATCCTTTTTG